TGACAAATCAACCGATGCAAGTGTTAGTTTGTGGCGTTCTACTTCTGCAATTACTACAATTTTTGTTAGAAATAACAGTTCGCAAACTTTTGCCTCAGGCTCAACCTTCACCTTATACGGCATAAAGGCGGCATAATGGCTAACACATATACGGCAATAGCCACAGTAACTGCTACTACTAGTGTGGCTAATATAGAATTTACTAGCATACCTGCTACTTATACTGATTTGTTGCTTCTTTATTCTATTCGTTCTGCTGGTAGTTATGATAATGTTTCTATAAGATTTAATAGCAATACTTCATCTTATTCAACTCGCAGATTGCTAGGCAACGGTTCTTCTGCTAGTTCTGATACAACTTCAGGCGTTTCAGGTAGTCCAGGCACGGCTGCTCTTTGCGGTGCTATTCCTGGCACATCTCAAACTGCCAACACTTTTGGTAATCAATTAGTTTACATTCCAAATTATGCTGGCTCAAATAATAAAAGTGTTAGTTGCGATAGCGTAGATGAAAACAATGCATCAGGCGCGAATGCAGAAATGACGGCTTCTTTATGGTCTAATTCTGCGGCTATTACTAGTATATTATTATTAGGTTATCACGGAAACAATTTTGCTCAATACTCAACAGCAACCCTATACGGAATCAAGAACTCCTAACGAAAGGAAAACAATGCCACATAAACTAATCGTAGATTGCTCAACTGGAGTGACTACTGAGGTAGAACTAACTGCCGAAGAAGTTGCTCAGCGCGAGGCAGATGCAGTTGCCTTTGCAGAAATCAAGGCAGCAGAGGAAGCAGCAGCACAGGCTAAGGCAGATGCTAAGGCATCAGCACAAGCCAAACTAGCAGCACTTGGTCTGACCGCAGACGAAATCGCAGCACTTAACTAAGTAAGAAAGCAGGGGACAATGATACAAAAACAAGAGACAGTGGCTATCGGTTGGTGCGACAATGGCACCACTGATGGCAAGTTTACTGAAGGGTTAATGACAGCAGTAATTGCTGGTCCTAACAATGGTATGCGCTTTACTACCAGCATACGTGTGCAGGGTAATCAGATAGGCAGACAACGCCAGATACTCTTTGATTACTGGGCAGATAAACTTAAGACAGACTGGATACTATGGGTAGATTCAGACATAGTTCTAAGTCTTGAGGCTATCCAGAAACTCTGGCAGACAGCCGATAAGATTAATAGGCCAGTAGTCAGCGGTGTTTACTTTATATCCAAGGAGAACGAGGGCAGTCTTATGCGCCCGTTCCCAGTTCTATTTGATGATGTAGATGAGTTTCAAGTCCGCTATCACCACCCATTACCTGACAACCAAGTAATCAAGGTTGACTGTGCAGGGTTTGGCTTTGTTCTAATGCACAAGTCTATTATTCCTAAACTGCGTGAAGCACACCCTGGTAAGGGTATGTTTATGGAGACTGGTGATGGTAAAGATGAGCATTTTGTCGGCGAAGATATTATCTTCTTCCGCCGTATGAAGGCAGCAGGGATACCACTACACGCCCATACTGGAGCACTGGTAAAGCATATGAAACGCTTTAGCGTTGACTATGACTACTATGCATTGTATTGGGCTAACGAACATTTAAAGACAAAACTTAAGGAACAAGAAAGTGCTTGAGTTTCCTAACTGGTTTGAAATGACAGCCCAGAAGAACTTTACAGACTTACTACTTAGACTATCTGATAAACCAGACTTAAAGTTCCTGCAACTAGGAGCCTTTACTGGTGATGCTAGTCTCTGGTTGCTTAACAATGTCCTTACCCAAGAAGGCTCTCATCTAACAGATGTGGATACCTGGCTTGGCTCTGATGAGAAAGCCCATCACGAGATGGACTTTAATCAGGTTGAGCAAGTTTATGACCAGAAGTTAAAGTCCTATACGAATGTGACTAAGTACAAAGGTAGAACCTTAGACTTTTTAACTACTGCAACACGGGACTATTATGATTTTATTTATGTAGATGCCGACCATACTGCCATAGGTGTTCTGCTAGATGCAGAACTGTCTTGGCTGTGTCTTAAGTCAGGCGGAGTATTAGCCTTTGATGACTATGAGTGGAGCGATGGGACAGGCGATGCTTATCGCCCGATGCCTGGTATCAATTCATTTCTTGAAAGACACAAAGATGAGTTAACTCTTATCTGTAAAAACTGGCAGTTATGGGTAGTAAAAAAATAAAAGGAGAATAAGTGGCTGGTCGTGATATTACAGAAGGTCGTGCTGAACGTGCGATTGCTGTTGATGTTGGTGTAGTTGCTACTGATGCTATCTGGCAGAATACTGATATAGCTTATGATGTTGCTATCGGTGGTATGCCATTCATCTATGCCATCAATGATGAAAACCCCTATGTCCGCCAGACTGCTCCTTACAGAAAAGAACAATTCGATAATCAACCTGAGCCTGGTGAGCAGACGCTCACTGGTTGGTGGATTAGAAGCCAGTCTTCCTTTCACGAGGGGGCTGGCATTACTTTTTATGACCCAGCACTTATCCCTGGTGAGGGCACATCTCGTTTTGCAGATAGCCAAGGGGTAAATGTCTGGACAGAAGGTGAAGTAACCCTTCTAAATGACACAATAGAAACCTATTCGACTAGCAGTACTCCTGTAGTTATAGGCACAAATGATGGCACTAATGACTGCATTGTATTTAGTGATGGTATTGCCCTTAAAAAAATTACTATGGCAGTGGATACACCTACTACTAGTACATACACTGTATCTCCAGCGCAGACTACAGATACTTTTGTAAGTATAACTACAGATGGAACTAGATACTTTGCTGCTTGCAGTAGCGGTATCTATGTCGGTGTCACTAGTGCTACTACATCTAGCGGAGTTATTAACGCAGTAGGTACTAATGATGTGATTGTAAAGTTTGTTAAGCAACGTTTGATGGCTGGTGTAGCAAATGGTATCTATGAACTTAACCCTAATACAACTCCTTCTACTACCCTTCCAGGCACAGCGCTACCTACTGTTATCTTTTCTCATCCTTCTAGTACCTGGGTATGGACCAGTATCTGTGAAGGACCTAATGCTATTTACTATGCTGGCAAGAACCGCACTAATAGTTCTATCTTTAAGATTGGCTTGACTACAGGGACAACTGCTTTAGGTTTTCCTAACTTGGCTACGCCTACTGAGATAGCGCAGTTCCCCGTCACTGAGATAGTCAATGCTATAGATGTATACCTTGGTACCTATATGGTTATCTGCACTAGCAAAGGCGTTAGAGTCGCAGCAGTCCAAGATGATGGCAGTATTAAGTATGGCCCTATAATTATTGAAGGTGACTTCAAAGGCATAGCATTCAGAGATAGATTTGCTTATGTATCAGGGCTGGTTGGTACTGAGGCAGGACTGTATCGTATTGATTTATCTGTAGAATTAGGGGCATTACTCTTTCCGTTTGCTAAAGATTTAGTTGCTACCAATACTACATCTACTGCTGCAAGCATAGCTTTCCTAGGCTCTAGCGATAGGGTGGCTTTTGCTGTAACAGGTGATGGTATCTGGATAGAAAAAGATACAGAAAAAGTAACTAGTGGTTTTATAAAAACAGGATTCATTAGGTACAACACACTAGAACCTAAAAACTTTAAGCGTCTAATAGGCCGTGGTGTATTTACCTTCGGCTCTCTATCTCTACAGACAGTAGACTCAGACGGCTCAATATATGATGTAGTCAGCTATGACTCATCAGTTCTACCAGTAGAAGTAACTACCAGCCAACCAGCTGGTGCTCAAGAATTCATAGCCTATAGATTTCTTTTAACTAGAGATGCAACAGATAGCAGTAAAGGTCCTACCTTCAAGGGGTATCAGGCTAAGGCTACAATCGCTACACCTAGACAGCGAGTAATTAGATTTCCCGTCTATTGTTTTGATGTGGAGACAGACAAGTACAATGTTATGGTAGGCTATGAAGGCCGAGCCCAAGACCGAATTGATACCCTAGAAAGTATCGAAGAAGGTGGCGACATTGTTACTTGGCAAGACTTAACCACTGGCGAATCTCGTCAGGTTTCTATAGAACAAATCACATTTACTCGCATGACCCCACCAGATAGAGGATTCACTGGCTATGGTGGCATGCTTACTATGACTGTAAGGACTGTGTAATGACACCTACCGAATGGGCTGGCCTAGCCGTAGCCGTATTTACTTTGATTGCTGGATTTGCTGGCGCTGTGCGCTGGATGGTCAAGCATTATCTATATGAACTACGCCCTAATGGTGGCTCAAGCCTTAAAGACAAGGTAGATGGGCTAGAGAAGCAGATAGATTTACTTACCGAGTTTGTAAAAGAAGCACTGAGGAAGTAGTGCCAGAGTTAAATGCAAATATCCCCCCGATAGATTGCTTTGTACGTGGTAACTTCCTGCGTAACCAGAAGGATAGCCACGATTTGTATTTTCCTTGTGTGATATTTGGAGTTAGTTCTGTACAGAACAGAAGCCCACTATTTCACTTTATGATGGAGGATGGTGGCCTATGGTGGCGTATGCCCATCAATGCTTTCTGTAATAAGCCAGGCGTGCCAGAGGTAGACCTACATAATCTAGTGCTTTGGAATTCTTTTAGCCCATACATAACAGCCACCAAGTTTGCTAACCTGACTAATCTAAGTTTGCATTACACAGATAGAAATAGAAATAAAATTAATGGCAAGTATCTCTTTACCCTTGACTGGCATAACCCTGACTCTAATAGGCTAGATGATGGCTACT